CCCGACGCTCAGATCCTGGTCAATCTCGGCCTCGCCCACGCCGAGAACGAGTGGGTGCCCTACTGGGATGACTGGATCGGCTGGCTGCGCGGCCAGGGCTGGCGGCGGTTCGGCTGGTATGTCTGGGATCAGGGTCATGGCCTGCCCGGCGACTGGAACGGACGGCTGGCGCCGTCGCACGAGTTCGTTTTTCACTTCAACAAGGTCGCCGTGGCGCCGCGCAAGATCGTGGCCAAGCAGCCGGAAAGCATCGCCTTGCCGCACGCCACCACGCCGCGCGGGCGTGACGGCTCGCGCGCCAGGCACACCACGCCGCTGGCCAGCCTACAGACCCACAAGATCCCCGACAGCGTGTTGCGCGTCGAACGCCACCACGGCCGTGGCGTCGATCATCCCGCCGTGGGCTCGGCGGCGCTGTTCCGCGAAATGATCGAGACCTGGTCGGAGCCCGGCGGCGTGGTGCTCGATCCGTTCGCCGGTTCCGGCACCACGATCATCGCCGCCGAGATGACCGGCAGGCGTTGCGTGGCGATCGAGATCAGCCCGGCTTATGTTGATATCTGCGTCGCCCGCTGGCAGGACTTCTCCGGCCAGACGGCGATTTTGGAGGCGAGCGGTGATACATTCGCGCAAACCGCGACAATCCGCGCTGGAGGCGTCGAAGATTCCGTTGCCGACGCTGGAGGGGATCACGCCGCGTTCGCAGAGCCCGGCGGCGCGCATGCAGCGCGGCGAAACCGGCAGGCGCGGGGCGCTGGCGGCGTTCCAGCCAACGGATGAGCAACGCCACATCGTGATGGTGTTCTCGGCCAACGGCGCGACGCGCGAGATCATCGCCGACGCGTTGAGCATCTCGGCGCCGACGCTGGACAAATATTTCAAAAAGGAAATGAAGATCGGCCGCGAGAGGGTCACCGCGCGCGTCGGTTTCGTGCTGGTGCGCGAGGCGCTGGCGGGCAACATGGGCGCCGCCCGCTACTGGCTCGACCGCCGGGGCGGCGAGGCCTGGGCGCCGCGCGAGGGCGCGCCGCAGATCCCTTACGAGGACGACGACACGGCGGAACAGCGCGTGCATTTCTATCTCCCCGAAAATCACCGCGACAAACCCGAGCCGGTGATCACCATCGACGGCGAGGTGGAGCGCGACGACGAGGCCGCCTGATGGACCTCTGGCCGGTCTGGGCCGCGATGGTCGTGCTCGGCCTGCTGATGGCCGGGCTCGCCTTCTGGCTGACGCTGGCGTTGCAGGCGTTCGAGCAACTGGGAAGCGATCTGGTCGAGATCCGCGCCGATGTCGAGGCGCTCCGCCGCGGGCTCGGTGATCTGCGCGTCGAGGTCGAGGCGATCGAACGCCGCAAGGTCACGCTGGAAGAAGCCAACCGGACGATCCGATGAAGCAACTCGACGCCGACGACGCCATCCGCCGCGTCTCGCCGCAGCCGGGGCCGCAAGAGGCGTTCCTGTCGAGCCTCGCCGATATCGCCGTGTTCGGCGGCGCCGCCGGTTCCGGCAAAAGCTACGCGCTGCTGCTGGAAGGCATGCGATACGCACAGAACACGATCGGTTTTGATACCGTTCTGTTCCGCCGCACCCTGGTCGATCTGCGCCGCCCCGGCGGGCTGTGGTCGGAAACCGAGAAACTCTACTATCACGCGGGCGGCTACCCGGTCATGCACCGGCTGGAATGGAAATGGCCAGCCGGGGGCTCGGTGAAACTCGCCCACCTGGAACACGAGAACACCGTCTTCGACTGGCACGGCTCGCAGATCGGGCTGATCTGTTTTGACGAACTGACGACCTTCACCGAGGCGCAGTTCTTTTATCTGCTGTCGCGCAACCGCTCGCCCGCCGGGGTGCGGCCTTACATCCGCGCCACGTGCAACGCCGACGCGGGCTCGTGGGTGGCGCGGCTGATCGAGTGGTGGATCGACCAGGACACCGGCTACCCGATCCCCGAGCGATCCGGCGTGGTGCGGTTCTTCGTGCGCGGCGCCGACGACCAACTGGTTTGGTATGACACCAAGGCCCAGGCGATGCGGGCCAGCGGTCAATCGGCTGAGACGATCAAATCGTTCACTTTCATCGCCGCGAAGCTGGCCGACAATCCGGCGCTGATGCGCACCGACCCAGGCTACCTGGGCAACCTGATGCTGTTGCCCCAGGTCGAGCGCGAAAGGTTGCTGAACGGCAACTGGAAGATCCGCCCGGCGGCCGGTTTCTACTTCAACCGCGCGTGGTGCAAAATCGTTGACATTCCGCCCGCGTGCTCGAAGACGGTGCGCGGCTGGGATCTGGCTTCATCGGAGCAAAAAGACGGCACCGATCCGGACTGGTCCGCCTGCGTCAAGATCGGCCTGACGCTCGACGGCACCTGGATCGTGCTGCACGCCGACGCTTTCAGGGGCACCCCCGCCGAGGTCAACCGCCGCATCCTCAACTACGCGTCGTCTGACGGTTACGAGAACACCACCAGCCTGCCGAAAGATCCCGGCCAGGCGGGCGTGGCGCAGATCGTCGCGCTGACCCATTTGCTGGCCGGTTTCATCGTGGATTCCTCGCCCGAGTCAGGCGACAAGGTCACCCGGTTCGGGCCGTTCTCGGCGCAGGCCGAGGTGGGCAACGTGCTGGTGCTGCGCGGGCGGTGGAATGACCGTTGGTTTTCCGAACTGGAGAATTTCCCCGAGGGCGCGCATGACGACGACGCCGACGCGACCTCGCGCGCGTTCAACGCCATCGCGCAACAGCCGCCGATGCGGATCGATCCGGACGAACTGAGGAAACTGGGCGTCCACATGCCGCCGATGGCGAATTTCCCCTACCGACGTTGAGGCTTCAATTTGGCGGTTCTGACGAGCCTGTTCGCTGGGCTGGTGGGCTTGCTGGCGCGCGATGCCGCGCCCCTGACTCCGCCCGCGTCCGCGCCCAAGGCGCCGCCACCACCGCCGCCGATCGACGCGGCGGGCCTGTATCAGGCGTTGCGAGACACCCGCGGCGGCGACACGCTGCCGTTCCAACTCTACTCGACGCGCCAGGCCGCCCCGGCCGATCTCGACCGGCTGTTCCGCCCCGCCGCCCCGCCGCGCGGCGTGGTGCCCGATGGCTTCGCCCAGGACGACCTCAACAACCCTGGTTTCGACTACGGCATGGCGGGCTTCGGCGGCCTGACCGAGGGGCTCTACTGGCTCGGCTTCCCCTACCTCGCCGAGATGGCGCAGCGCACCGAATATCGCCGCATTTCCGAAACGATCGCCAAGGACATGACGCGGCGCTGGTTTCGCCTGCAAGCCAAGGGGCGCGACGACAAATCCGACAAGATCGCCGAACTCGAAGACAGCGTTAAAAAGCACAAGCTGAAGGAAAAGCTGACGCTTCTGGCGTTGCTCGACGGGTTTTTCGGCCGCGCCCATCTCTACATCGACAACGGCCAGGGCGGCGACCGCGACCTGATGAAGCTGCCGTTGCCGGTCGATCCGCGCATGATCAAAAAGGGCGACCTCAAGGGCATCCGCGTGGTCGAGCCGATGTGGGTGTATCCGAACCACTACAACGCCCAAGATCCGTTGCGCGAAGACTTCTATCTGCCGCAGACGTGGTGGGTGATGGGCAAGGAAATCCATCGCTCGCGGGTGCTGCCGTTCATCGGCCGCGAAATGCCCGACATGCTGAAGCCCGCCTATTCGTTCGCCGGGCTGTCGCTGTCGCAGATGGCCAAGCCCTACGTGGACAACTGGCTGCGCACGCGCCAGTCGGTGTCCGATCTGGTGCATAGTTTTTCCACGCCCGTGATGATGACCAACATGGGCGCGATGCTCAACGCGGGCGCGTCGGCGCAACTGGCGATGCGCGCGCAACTGTTTAACTACTTCCGCGACAACAACAACATGATGATCCTCGACAAGACCACCGAGGATTTCAAGAACGTCAGCACGCCGCTGGGCGCGATCGATCATTTGCAGGCGCAGAGCCAGGAACACATGGCCTCCGCCGTGGGCATTCCGCTGGTCGTGCTTTTGGGCATTTCACCCAGCGGACTCAATGC